AAAAATTGTAAGATCTATTCTAAATAAAGAATCTGTTGTCTGGAATAACACGTATAACTTGAGCTCCGGCATCTCTTTGAAGAATATCGAAGTATTAAGAAAAGTTCTTAACGCTTACAACAAAAAGAAAGACAAAACTATTAAATTTGAAGATATTGTAGTTACTTCACAAGATAGACCAGGACATGACAAACGGTACAGCATATCTTCAAAAAAGCTTTCAAGAATAATAAAAACTAATTACACATCTTTTGATGACGGACTTGAAAAAACAATAAATGGAATGACAAATGAATAAGCAAATTCACGATTCTTTATCTAAGCTACTTGTTTCTAAGCTAGAGTCCTACAAAGAGAGTAATTTAAATTCTTCTACGTGTATTCAAATTTATACAGATATCTTCAATTGTCTAGTAGACGTATTTCAAGAGTCAAACATTCCCATTTCTAATGAAGGTGTTAATCTAATAGCACAGATGTATTATGATTCCGTAAACATAAACGGAAGAGAAGAACTAGATCCAAACATCTTTGACAAGAGAGCAAAGCTTGAAAATATTACAACCAAAGAATTGGCGATGCTAGCAACGATGTTTAATGGTACTGCTTTTTCTCCAATATTTGTTCACGAAATTAAGAAGAGGTCTTGATGAAAAAGGCATTTATAACAGGTGTGACAGGTCAAGATGGAAGCTATCTTGTAGATCTTTTAATAGACAAAGGATACGAAGTACATGGTCTTATAAGACAGTCAACACAATTCACACCAGATAGGTGGGGTCATCTCAAGAATGCTATGTTGACCAACAAGCTAGTTGTCCACCACGGAGATTTAATGGACGCGTCTGGTATGAGAGGACTGCTAGAAGACATAGGGCCTGATGAAGTTTATAATCTTGCAGCTCAAAGTCACGTAGGTCTTTCTTTCGATCAGCCTGTTAATACTTCTGAAGTAACTGCTTTAGGTGCACTTAATCTTCTCGACGCAATTAGAAGATCAAAAATTAATTGTAAATTTTATCAAGCATCATCCAGCGAAATGTTTGGCAAAGTGAGAGAAACTCCACAAAATGAATCTACGCCGTTCTACCCTAGAAGCCCATATGGATGTGCAAAGGTGTATGCCCATTACATCACCCAGAACTATAGAGAATCATATGGAATATTTGCATGTAGCGGAATTCTTTTTAATCATGAGTCTGAGCGCAGAGGAGAAAATTTCGTCACAAGAAAGATAACGAGGGCTGTTGGAAGAATTAAGGAAGGTCTTCAGGAAGATCTTAAGCTGGGAAATACTTCTGCCATGAGAGACTGGGGTTATGCTCCTGAATATGTGGAAGCAATGTGGCGAATGTTACAGCATGAATCTCCTGAAGATTTTGTGATTGGAACAGGAGTGCAGCATTCTGTTCATGATTTTGTGAATGCAGCATTTGAAGCTGCTCAACTTGATCCTAAAAAATATTTAAAGATAGACGAGAAATTCATGAGGCCTTCAGAAGTTGATACTCTGACAGGCGACTACAACAAAGCAAAAACTTTACTTGGGTGGTCTCCCAAAGTTGATTTTAAGTCTTTGGTCACTAAAATGGTAGTTCATGACATTGAACTTGCAAAAAGAGAAAAGGCTTCACTTGGTCTATGAACAAAGTATTTCTACTTAGACCATCAGAAGACTGGATAGTAGACAGGCTTGTTGATGAGTGGTATCAAGATAATTTTGATATTAGCACAAACAACATAGTTGAAGCTGATGTAGTCTGGTTGATGGCAAGTTGGTGTTATAACAATATACCCAGAAATTTCTTGACAAAAAAGAAGGTTATAACTACGATACATCATATCGTAGAAGATAAATTTAACAACAATAAGCTTAAAGAATTTCTAGATAGAGATTCTTTGACATCAGTTTACCACGTTCCAAATTTTAGAACAGAAAAATTTGTAAAAAATATAACAGATAAACCTGTTCATGTAATTCCTTATTGGGCAAATCAAAAAATTTGGAAAAGGACAGGAGATAAGAAAGATCTTAGAGCAAAGCATGGACTGCCTGTCGATAGTTTCTGCGTGGGATCATTTCAAAGAGATACGGAAGGTTCCGATCTTTTGTCTCCAAAGTTAGAAAAAGGCCCAGATCTTCTAGTTGACTATCTAGAGAAGATAAAAAGAGATGATCTTCATGTTGTCCTTGCAGGTTGGCGTAGACAATATGTCATTAATAAGCTGATGGACTTAAACATCAATTACACATATTTTGATAGACCATCTCAGAATGTCTTGAACGAGCTATATCAATGCCTTGATCTATACCCTGTTACATCTAGGTGTGAAGGCGGTCCACAGTCTTTGATAGAATGCGGTCTTCTCAATATACCGGTCGTATCCAGGCCCGTAGGAATCGCTGAGATTGTTCTTGAAAAAGATTCAATATCAGAAGATGTTTCCAAAGCAATTTCTCAAGTTCCTAACGTAGATCTTCTAAAGATTCCATCGGGTTATTCATCTTATAGAAATTTAATATTATCTCTCTAGGATGAAAATAACCCACATTAAAGAAAAACTATCTCAACTTGGCTGCCCTGTTGATTCTCTGTCTTTGGGAGATTTTGACACAATAGGAGAATTTACAGCAAAAAAAACTAGATCTCCTGGATCTGACCTTTACAAGAAGGTAGGCTGTTTTTATAGACCCAATTACGAAAGAGGCATGCTAATTCATGCACTAATAAAAAAGTATAACGTAAGTTCATATCTTGAGGTAGGGTTTGGTAGAGGATATTCCGCCTTTTGTGCCGTTAAAGCGATGGAAGAAGCTGGTATTGATGGCAAGGTAACTACAATAGATCCAAACTTTGACAAGAATCACATACAAAATCTATTAAAGATATTTCCTTCAAGCTGGTTTCAAAGAATAAACTTTGTTCAAGAAAAATCAGAAATTGCTCTTAAAAATATTGGCAATTTTGACATGATATACATTGATGGAGATCACACTTACGAAGGTGTAAAGAAAGACTGGGATTTATGTAAAGATAAATGGCAAAAAGTTCTTCTCTTTGACGATTATCACATGCCTTCAAAAGTTCAAAAAGACATAGAGTGTTCAAAATTAATCAATGAAATTGAAGATGAATCTAAAGAACTCATAATCATGGATAGGAGAATTTTCTTTGACGATAGAAGGCTTTCTGATGAAGAAATAGATTACGGTCAGGTTCTACTAACCCGGTTTTAATAACATGAAAAAGCTATACGTTTTTAATTCTCCATCTTACGTAATGGACCACCCAAGCCACACTTGTGGACAAGTGCTAAACTCAGACCCACTTTCTGAGCATTACACATACATGTATTATAACTTTATTAAGTTTGGACTTGTAGATCAGGTAGTCATTTTTCCAAGAAAAGGACCCCACGACAATCACAGAGATGAAATTATAGACAAGATAGAAGTAGAAAAAGGAAAATTTATTGTCAATAATTGGGATAGAGAAAATATGATAAAAATTATTAACTCTGATCCTGGATCTTATGGTTATTGTTTTAGCGAATATGAAACATGCAGGGAATTAAAAGACATATTCGTTATGTTCAATCCAGTTATTCTTGGTACTAATTCTAGAAATTGTCTTGACAAGAAATACCACCATTACGCTATCTTGGAAGGAATTTCTCATCAAGCAAAATTTAAAACAGTCCCGGCAGATATTCCCATAGGAATATCGAGAACAACTTGCAAGAAATTTACAGAACTAGACGTAGACAAAATTCAAAAGACAGAAAAAGTCTACGACTGGATAATGATTTCTTCTTTCGATCCAAGAAAAAGACAAGTTGAATTCTTAAGAATGTTGTCAAGAGATCCAAGATTTAAAAACTTAAAGGGCTGCATAGCAGGAAGAAACCCTGACAATAAAGGATATCTCAATAATGGACACCACGTCCTTAAAGAAGTCAAAAATATAGCTTCAAATGTAGACATATACTTTAATACAAACGATGAGCTAAAGATCGAATTACTCTCAAAGAGCAAGATTTTTGTAAATACCGCCGAGTTTGAATATGGACCGAGGGCAATGATAGAGGCCATTCAAGCAGGAGTACCAATTTTTACTATGCCTCATATTGGTGTTTCGGACCTAGTAACACCAGGTAAAAACGGTGAGACAATTCAAAGAATGGAAGATGTCTCAAAATTTTATGAAATGCTAGACAAGTATAATGCTGGCGAGTATCTAACTTCCGCCAAGCATGTATCTCAGTCTATCAAGCCCGAATTCATATACCCAGAGCTGGTAAAAGACATAAAAGAAAAGAGTAAAATTTTTAATGAAAATCTATTTTAACAGAAGACCTAATCCTGGACCTTGGGGTGGAGGATCTAAAGTTCTTTCTGCGATAGTGGAAGAAGCTCAAAGAAGGAAACATCAAGTTTTCTTCGAAGAAGAGCTACATAAATCTAATTCATTTGACATTTATTTTTGTTTGGATCCAAGATCTACTCAGCATGTCTCTTACATGGACATGCTCTTAAAGAGAAGAAATAATAGTAATTCTAAAATTGTTCAAAGAATAGGTGATCTTGGAACACATGGCAAGCCTGAGCTTTTTGACATAGTTTCCCAGACTGCTAGACTTTCTGACGTACTGATATATCCGAGCTTCTGGGCTAAGAATTACCTTGGTCTAAATCATAAGAACGACAAGGTCATAGCAAATGCTCCTCTGAAAGATTTCTTTCTCAATACAAATAAACTTCAGTTTTCCAATACTATAAAGATAGTGTCTCATCACTGGTCCAACAACCAGATGAAAGGATTTGACTTATACCAAGAATTAGATGAATTTTGTATAAATAGCAAGGGTGAATACAGTTTTCTTTTCGTAGGAAGAAAACCTGAAGGAGTTAATCTAACAAATTACCTCGGACCCCAAGATACGCAAAGTCTTTCAAGAATTTTACCTGAAAATCATCTTTATATAACTGCATCTAAGAAAGAGGCAGGAGCGAATCACGTACTAGAAGCTATGGCTGCAGGTCTTCCTGTTCTTTACCATTGTGAAGGAGGAAGTATTAATGAATATTGTCAAAATAATGGAATGAGTTACAATAACTTTGAGAATCTAAAAGATATACTAAAAAATAAAAAGACAGAGTTTGAAAATCTCTACAAGGAATCTTGTTACGTAAGAAATTCTCACGATATGTCAAAAGAATACTTAGATTTCTTGGAGGAAATTGCATGAAGGTTAACATAAGCATAGATGATGTCTCACCTCATCCCTTGTCTTCAATAAAAGTTTTAGATTCCTGCTTTGAATTAATAGAAAAATTTCCCAATATTAAGTTTACACTTTTTATTCCTATCGCCTATTGGCGAACAATAAAAAGAGAAACTATATCCGACAGACCCTTGGTTATTTCTGACTATCAAGATTTTATTTTCTTTATCAATAGCCTACCTGAAAAAAATTTCGAGATTTGCTATCACGGATTATTTCATGGAATACCGGGGAAATCAGATAATGATGAATTTCAATACTTGACATACGATCAGGCCATTGAAAAATTCAATACAATGTTTTCAATTGTATCTCAATCAGGTCTAGAGAGTAAGTTTAAAAAGATTTTCAGGCCACCAGCATGGAGAATGTCTCCTAGTGCTATAAAAGCTGCGGCAGACGTTGGAATTAAGACACTTGCTCTTTCAAAAAAAGACTATGCAAAAGAGACTTACGCAAAAGAAGACGAATCCTTCAATAAGGTAGTCTATTACGACATAAGTCCACCCTTCGAGCCCCTACCAGAAACTTATGAAAGAGAAGCTCTTGAAATAGTTTACCATGCGTGCGAATGGGACAAAAGTTATTTGAGTAAAAACATGAAGGAAGATCTTCAAAATTGGATCCTGAGAAAAGAAGAAAGTATACAATTTTGTTTTATTGAAGAATTATAAAAAAATGAGTCAATATGAGATAACAGTAGTGTCAGCTACGTACAAAACTCCCGATCTCCTAGAGATTATGATCAAGAGTTTTAAGAAATTCTTAACAAAAGACTTCTCTTTAAAGTTTATAGTGATAGAAAATTCTGATTTTAATTTGGAGAAATTTTCTTCTGAAGACTGTTTAGTCTTAAAAAATCCTACTAATTTAAAAAATTCAGATGCTCACGCCGAAGCGCTAGAAATTTCTAAGTCTCACATTAATACCAATTATGTTTTTACTTGTCACAGCGATACGTGCGTTGTATCTAGCAGCTTTTTCGATGAATTAAAAAGATGTATAGAAGATAACGTCTTTTTAGCAGGAGTCTGTGAAGACAAAGCTGACAATAGAGTAAATGCCTTGCACAGTTCAGGTCTTTTTGTTGAATCTTCTTTATTTAAATCTACTTCTCTTTTTCCTGTATACCCGCACATCGACTCCGCAGACCTTTTGACAGTCTATTGTAGAGAAAACGGTCTAAAAACTCGTTTATTTAGAAATACCTACAACGACTCTTCACTTGTTGACATTTGCAATTCTCCCTTTAGAGAACTTGGAAAAGACTGCGGGATGGATAGGTGTCTTGACTCTTCTAATAAGGTAATGTTTATTCATCAAGGAAGAGGAACGCCAAAATACGATAATTCTTATTCAAATGACAAGAAAATATCTTTTTCTAAGTGGAAACAAATCTGTGACAACATTCTGAACGGCTAATTTAATGAGTAAAAAACTTTCATATTCTGAAATAGTTTCTTTTAGATCAAAAGTATCTGAAAAATTTCCAAAGCCTATTAGAAAGCCTAGAATGTGGAAGGATTATCCCACTACGGGACCCGTACTCAATTTTGGATCAGGAAAAAAAGACGGAGCTCACAATTTAGAATTACTTCATTACTATCAGGAAGTATTTTGTTGTGATTCTGATCCAAATTCAGGAGCAGATTTTTCTTCAATTGAAGAAGTTGACTCAAAATTTAGTCTAATAATCGCTGAACACGTTTTAGAGCATGTTGAAACTAATTATTTTGTTCATGAATTATCTAAAAGATTCTATGATTTGCTTTTAGATGACGGGAAATTAATAATAACAGTTCCTAACATGTATTGCTATGGAGTCTTCTTTTCTGATTTTGATCATAAGAATATTTGCGGCCATTTAGACATGGCGTGCATTATGTGTGCAAGAAATTTACAAATAAGCGACTATTTCTTGTGGTCAAAAATTAAGTACATGAATCTTCAGAATAATTTTTCAGATACTGAAAAATTTATAGAATCTTTTATAGAAAAACATTACGGTTTACAGACGGACAGGTATGTAACGTTGGTGTTTCAAAAAAATGGGTAAATCAGATTTCTTAATATTTCAAGACTATCTAGACATTTTGGGAGAAGTCAATAATCCCAATGTAGAATCCGTTGCATTTTTAGGATTTTCTTCTGAAAACGAACTAACAAGAAGAATTTTTGGAAAAATAAGACACTTTTACGATATAAGTCTTGGAAATTGGGATGTTAATACAAACTATTCTTTGAAAGAAGAATACGACTTAATCATATGTACAAGATGCGCATATTTCTGTAAGATTCCCGATAAATTACTCCTTGAATGTCAGAAAAAGCTAAAAGCAAACGGTCATCTTTTAATGGACTGGGGACTGGGTGATCATTGGAGATTTAGCAACTATAAAGTAGGGTGGGTAAGAAACGGAGAGCATGAAAATGCATACTCAAAAGACAACTTTCTGTATTCCTGCTTTTGGAGAGACAGTCTAGTAAAAGACGAACAGGTAAAGCTCTTCTGGCAGAATGTTTTGTCCATGAAAAACTCTCCCTACAGTTCAAAAGACGATCTAGCACAGGTAATAAAATCAGAAGTACCTGTATTAATTGACTACAAGACAAAAGAACTAAGAACCAGATTTCTATGGCCAGAAAAACCGCAGCTTTATATCATTACACTTGTAGATAAGTACTAAAATGACAAATTTATACAGCACGATATCTGAAGATATTCAAAAGTCAAGAGAGACAGTTAGAAATATGGGTCTCTCTGTTGGAGACAACGTATTCACAATATGCTACGCTCTTGAAAAAACAAAAAATTTAAAAGGGTCTTACGTTGAATGCGGTGTTTTTAAGGGAACCACTCTTTTAACTGCAAATGAATTTTGTAGACTAAGAAAGATAGATAGGAATTTTATCGGTTGTGACACTTTTTCAGGTTTTCCTGAGACAGAAGAAGTCAACAACAACGACAAGCCTGAGATGTTTGAAAAGCTACACAGCGAAGGAAGAATAACAAAAAATCACTATGAATTAAGCAAGAAAAGGCTAGTTTCTTTATCTAATCAAGAGCACCTTTCGACTGAGTATTTTGCAAATACTGAAAGTCTAGTGTTTTCTGAGTCTTCAAACAGGAATATAAGATTAATAAAAGGTAAATTTTCAGACACGCTGCCTTTTTTAAAAGAAGAAATAGCTGTTCTTCATATTGACTGTGATCTGTACGATCCTTATAAAATTTGCCTGGAAACTCAATTTTGCAACGTTGCCAAAGGCGGAATAATAGTTCTAGACGAATATTACTCCTTAAAGTACCCAGGAGCTAGAATAGCCGTAGATGAATTCCTCAAATCTTTAAATTCTAATACCTATGAATTAAAAATGCATCTAACAGGCGATTTTGAGAGATGGTTCATAGTAAAGAAGTAAAAAAAGTAGCTGTTCTACTAGGAGATTTTTTCTGGAGTAGCATTCCTTACGACGGAATTGAGCTTTTAGATAGACTAAAATCTCAAGGCATAGAAGCAGATCTCCTAATGTTTGAGAAAGACATTAGATTAAATAAAAAATTTGGAGACAAGGAAAGGTATAGATTTTCTACAGATATCTTTTCCAAGAATGACTCTTTGGTTGTTTTGAAAGACTGGGAAGATCTTTATAAGTGTAGCAAAAATTACAGATTAATTCTTTCCTCTGTTCACATCGCTCCAAAGACCAGGTATCCACACGAAATAAAAAGAAGCTTGAAATGCCCAGTTGCTTGCTGGGACATAGGAGGCGCGGACATCTTGACAAATGCTCCCCATTTTTCAACCTTTTACTTCGTAAAAGGAAAAATTTGGAAAAATTGGCTAGGTAACTTGGGGATAAATAAAGACAACATATTTGTCACAGGATCTCCCCATTACGATCCCTACGCAATTACCAAAGATATTAGTCTTTTCGAAAAAAAGTATCAGCTAGAGAATAAAAGAAAAATACTGGTGTGTCCCTCCAATCCAGGATCACACAAGATTCAATTCAATGAAAATATTGAAATCTTAAAAAGAATTGTAGAAGCATCAAAAGAGATAGATGCCAAAGTCATGGTAAAGACATATCCCAATGACTATCTTTTCTATGATAGTGATGAAAAGTATACAGGAGTTTATAGACGTACTTTCTCTGACGTTCCTCAATATGAACTAATAAGGTCTATGTTTCCTGAGATAATAATACTGGAGAGTCAAGATCACTTTGAAGCTATTTCTCACTGCGATTCTTTGTTTAACATGTCTGGTTCTCACGTTTCTTGGGAAACTCATTTTACAAAAAATCAGTCCTATACTTCAAATCATTCAGACAAACCTTACTATAAGTCTGTCAATTATCTAAAAGGTATTGTCTATCCGGATGACATTTATAACAAAGAGATTAAGTCAATTCAAGACGTCTTTAAGTTTGAAAAAGTTCACAAAGAAGAAAATGATTACTTTGAAAGAACTGAATCAATCCAAAAAATAGTTGAAATAGTAAAAGATATGCTGTATAATGACAAAATATGAAATTAAGCATTATATCAGAGATAGGAATTAATCATAACGGTGATTTTAGATTAATAGAAGAGCTGGTAAGGCAATCGAAATCTGGTGGTGCAGATTTCGCAAAGTTTCAACTATACGATTCTGTTAGAGTCTTTGGTGATGAATCAAGAAAGAAGAATGAATTTACTTTTAATCAAGTAAAAGACATCAAAGACATCTGTGACACATACGGTATTGAATTTTTTGCATCTGTTTTTGATGAAGAAAAATTACAGTGGTGTCTAGATCTAAACGTCAAAAACTTTAAAGTGGCAAGTAGAACACTTGTTAAAGAGCCTGATTTATTTGAAAAAATAATAAAAACAGGAATCAATTCCTATGTTTCTCTTGGCATGTGGAAAGAAGATTTATTACTTTCTACACTTCCGAACGTGTTTTATTTTAACTGTATTTCAAAATATCCGACAAGCATAAATTATCTTTCAGAGCACCAATACTATTCTTACGACAATAGAGTAGTTGGGTTAAGTGACCACGGATATGGAATATCCAATTGTTTGTATCACATAGCGCTCGGTGCAAATGTGATAGAAAAGCACTTTACTTTGAACAAATCTTCACAAGGAAATGATCACATAGGTTCTATGGATTTAAAAGAGCTATGCGATCTCAGACGAATGGGAGATGAGATCTTAATTTGTAGAAACAAGACCAAAGAATTAAAGAGGATTCCATGAAAATACTCGGAGTTATTCTGGCTAGGGGTGGATCAAAAGGCATACCAAAAAAGAATATTAAGCTACTTGAAGGAAAGCCTTTGATAGGCTATACGATTGAGGCTGCTTTAAAGACAGGACTTTTTGAAGACTTTGTTGTAAGTACAGATTCCAAAGAAATTGCAGAAGTTGCAAAGTCTTTTGGAGCAAGTGTTCCCTTCGTTAGACCTGAAGAACTGTCAGGAGACTCCGTTTGGTCAAGAGACGCGCTAAAACACGCTGTACTGGAATGTGAAAAAATATTTCACAAGACATACGACTACGTAGTGGAACTACCTTGCGTATCTCCTCTTAGAAATGAGCTTCACATAAAAGAAGCAATTGATAAGTTAGTGGCGACAAATGCAGATAGCGTCATATCTGTCTGTAAGATGCAGGACAAACATCCTGTAAGAATGAAAAGAATAACTTCCGAAGATACTTTGCAAGATTTTTGCAAGGAATTCCCAGAGGGAGAGGGTTCAAGGAGACAGGATTTAGAAGCCTGCTATATTAGAAATGGCGCAATTTATGCAATGACTAGAAAGTGCATTGTTGAGTTCTTTTCAAGAAACGGCAATGTTTCTAGACCTTATGTCATGGATGAATTGCATTCAGTCAACATAGACTCAATGATAGATTTTTATCTTGCTGAAACTCTTATTAGGCTAAAAAATGAAGGTAAAATTTGAGTGTCCCTTAGACTTTTACAGCAAAGAAGATTTATCTTCTCTCTTGCTACGACACAGTCTTGTCGTAGATGACAAAGACCCAGAAATTCTCGTCGTCAATCCAGGAACAGAAAAATTTCTCGATAAAAGACACTTTTCTAGCATAAAGTCTTTGAAGGTAGTTGCAACACCGTCTACCGGTGTGAACCACATAGATGTGAACTATCTAAAAGAAAGAAACGTAAAGACTTTATGCTTGCTTGACGATAGAGATTCGTTGGACAATATTCATGCTTCGGCAGAGTTTACCTGGATTCACATAATGAATTTGTGTAGAAAATTCAGTCTTTCTATAAAGAACGTCGATAGCTGGAGAGACAAGTCTAACGAAAATTTTCTTAGATCTAATGAATTACACGGCAAAAAAATTGGAATTATAGGTCTAGGTAGAATAGGAAAAAAGATCGCAAAGTACGCAAACTCTTTTGGGCTTGAGATATTCTACTACGACCCTTATGTCAATCAAGAACTTGCCCCCGAATACGCCAAAAAAATTAGCAATTTACATGAATTGTGTCAATGCCACATAATAAGCATTAATTGTTATTTAACTTCTGAGACCTACGGAATGATAACGTGGGGCTCTCTAGACGACTTAAAAGAAGGATCAATAGTTGTGAATACCTCTCGAGGAGAAGTTGTTGACGAGAGGTATATTTGTCACTTAATAGAAAACAAGTCTATAAGATTTGCAGCAGATGTTCTTTGCGGAGAACAAGATGTAAATGAATTAAAAAAATCAAGACTTTTAAGTCTTTCAAAGGCAAGAGAAGACGTGATAATAACCCCTCACGTGGCAGGAGCTACCATAGAAAGCCAAAAAAAAGCGCTTGAAGCCGTCATTAATCTTTCAGTAAAGGTCTAAGAATAGATGAAAGTAACTGTTGGAATTTCTTGCTATAAGCAGAAAAAGTGGCTATATCGTTGCCTCAGAAGCCTTGAGAATCAGACTTTACCAAAAGATGAATTCGAAGTTGTCATTGTAAACGACGATCCTGAAGAATCTTTGGAAGATGTTTGTGAAATTGTCAAGGATAGAATTAACGTCAGAATCATAAAAAATCCTACAAATTTAGGGCTTCCTTCGTCTTTAAATAAAATACTAAAGACTGCAAGAGGAAGATATTTTGTTAGAGTGGACAGTGACGACTATGTTTCTTCTCACTTTTTACAAACTTTATCCTTAATACTCGACTTAAACAGAACCTACCAGGCAGTCTCTTGCGACTATAGCAAGGTAAATGAGGTAGGAACTCCTATTAAAGTATGCTCTTATCAAGAAGAGCCTATTGCATGTGGAATCATGTTTACATATGAATCTTTATGCGATATTAATTTCTATGATGAAAATTTTAAAATGAGGGAAGGACATGATCTCATTGAAAGATTTTCAAATAGGTTCAAGATCTTTCATCTACCAGTATCTCTATACAGGTATAGAATGCATGAACACAACAGAACCAACAATTCTGAAGAATTAAAAATATACGATACTCTTCTTAAAGGAAAATATCAATGAACAAGACAATTGCTGTCATAGGACAGGGATTTGTAGGCGGATCTTTAAGCACTGTTTTTTCTGAAAAGGGATTTAATGTTATAGCTTATGACAAGGCTGGAAAGATTGCAAATGGAGTAAGCAAACATAGACCAAGCAGCATCAAAGATTTAGTAGATATATCAGAATCTCAGAAAGATTTTTCAGGCATTTACTTTGTTTGTTTGCCGACTCCTATGTTCGAAGATGGATCTGCAGATTTAAGCATTGTCAATGAAGTTCTTGATCAATTAGCAGAAATACCCGGCAAGAGGATAGCAGTTGTCAAGTCAACGGTGCCACCAGGATCTACAGAATCTTGGAATAAAAAGTATGAAAATTCCGAGCTAAGAGTTGTGTTCAATCCAGAGTTTTTAACTGAGAGAACAGCCTTAGAAGACATGAGAAATCAAGATAGAATAATTCTTGGAGGCCCGCGCCCTTGGATCAACCAAGTCAAGCAGATTTTTAGAATAGCTTTTAGCAACGTACCAATAGTGAAGACATCTTCGACAACTGCAGAGATGATCAAGTATCTAACTAATAATTTTCTTACAGTTAAGGTTGCATTTGCAAACGAGATGGCTCAGATTTGTGAGGCTCTCGATGCCTCCGGCCTCAATGTCGACTATGACAAGGTGGTTGAATATGCATCTTACGATGAAAGAGTAGGAAAGAGTCACTGGAATGTACCCGGACCAGATGGATATAGGGGGTATGGTGGTCACTGCTTTCCAAAGGACATCAATGCCATGATTAGTGTCGCCAAGAAGAACGGAGTGGATCCAAAAATTCTAATTGCTGCCTGGGAGAAGAACCTCGAGGTGCGGCAACCTGAGCATAGAGATTGGGAGAAGATGTCAGGTCGGGCCGTGTCAAAGAAGAGAACTTGAACTGTTACCGTCTCACGTGTTAGTATCAAAACTAACATGTCAGAAACTGAATTCCAAGTACTTCCAACAGGCAAACCGCACGTATCTTTTTCGGAGGTGAAGACCTGGAAGGATTGTTCCTACAGACACCACCTCACCCACGTGAAGAAGATCGATTTCTTCAAGCCCTCACCCGTGCTTGAGTTTGGTACAGCAGTCCACGCGTCCTGCGAGAAGTACCTACTCACTCGCGAGATGGACGTGAAGTTGTGTCACGATGCTCTTGATGAGGCATGGACCAAACACAGTGGTCAGGAAGAATTCTCAGAAAAGGCATTAAAGGTTGCCAAGACAGAGTCCGAATCAATTCTCTTGGAGGTTCCTGCCTTCCTTGACAGGGAGTTTCCGGAGTGGACTGTTGTGGATGCGGAGCATGCCCTATATGAATCAGTGGAGGGTCATCCCCACGCATTCAAAGGCTTCATCGATGGCGTTATCAAGTGCAAAGGTAAGCGAGGGGAAGACCTCTACTGGATCATCGACTGGAAGACTTCCGCGAATGGGTGGAGGCGAGAGAAGCGTTCGGATGAGATGACCAAGGCCCAATTGGCCCTCTACAAGAACTATTGGCACCAGAAGAACCCACAGGTTCCCTTCAAGGATATCAGGTGTGCCTTCGCCATCCTCAAGAAGTCGGCGAAACCTGGCCAACACTGTGAACTCTTCTCCGTCTCCATGGGTGATGTTCCCATCAAGAAGTCTCTCAAGGTTGTCAGCAACATGATCACCTCAGTCAAGCGCGGAATCGCCCTGAAGAACAGAGATTCCTGTACGTACTGTGAGTACAAGGGAACAGAACACTGCACTTGATCTAACTTTTATTACAACTTTTCATTTTTGGGTAATATAGGGACAATGCAGAATCAAAAGAAGACTATCTTATTTTTGTCGGATCACCCCTTGAGCACTTCCGGTGTTGGAACTCAAGCACGTTGGTTGATAAATGGCCTCATAAACACAGGCAAATACAGTTTTAAGTGCTTTGGAGGCGCAATCAGGCATGACAGCTACGAAACTGTAGTTGTCAACCCAGATTTCATCATCAAGCCAACAAACGGGTTTGGAGATAAGTCTCTTCTAAGAAAAACTCTTGCCCAGGTAAGACCAGACGCAGTCTTTCTCTTCACAGATCCTAGATTTTTTATCTGGACGTGGGAGATGTCTGATGAGATACACCAAATATGCCCAATAGTTTATTGGCATCTATGGGATAATCCTCCGTGGCCAGATTTTAACAGACCTCTATATGAATCTACAGATTTAATTAACTGCATTAACTATCCAACGTACGAGATGGTAAAGGAAAGATTTCCTGAAAAAACAAATTATATCCCTCATGCAGTACCAGAAGATCTATTTTGTCCAATTCCAAGCGAAGAGACGCTAAAGTTTAAATCAGCTCTCTTGGGTCAAGAAAGAATAGACCACTTTACGTGTCTGTATGTTTCAAGAAATGCAAGAAGAAAAATGGTAAGTGATATTCTTGTATCTTGGAGAGATTTTATTAATGAATTAGAAGAAAAGCACGGACACAAAAAAGCAACGCTTGTTTTGCACACTGATCCCATGGATCAAGAAGGAACTAACCTTCATCAGGTCATAGACCTTCTGGAGATAAAGGACAATATCGTCTTTTCAAAAGATAGAATTGGATTTCATGAAATGAAATCCCTTTACAACGTATGTGACACAATCATCAATAGGAGTTGCAATGAAGGTTTTGGGCTCCCCACTCTCGAAATGATGATGTGTGGAAAGCCCATCATCGCAATTAAGACGGGTGGTTTAACTCGTCAAGTTGAAGATCCAGAGACAGGTGAGCAGTTCGGAATCGGAATGGAACCAGAGGTCAGAACGATGGTAGGAAATCACATGGTTCCTTACATCTATGAAGATTTTGTCTCTCATGAAACTGTCAAGAATGCATTCATGAAGATGTATGAAATGGGGTCTGAAGCACGAGAATCTCTTGGTCTAAGGGCAATGGAAAGAGCAAGAAGTGAATACAGTCTTAAAAAAGTCGTCGATGATTGGGATAGGACTTTAAGCGATACAATAGAGAAGTGGAATTCAAAGGAAAATCCACTGTGGAAGGCCATTGAACTATGAATCTATTTGAAATGACAAGCAAATCAGAAAGAAAGAAAGTCTTACTCAGGGGACCAGTTCTTACCCAATCTGGGTACGGTGTACACACAAGGCAAGTTGCAAAATGGCTGTTCGATAGAGACGACCTTGACGTTGAAGTTCAAGCTCTTCCCTGGGGTGACACTCCGTGGTTAATTGATAAAAATCTATATGACGGATTTGTCGGCAGGATTATGGAAAGGACAGTGGATCCCACGGGCAAAAGATATGACGCTACCGTTCAGGTTCAATTACCAAATGAATGGGATACTCAATTTTCCAATACAAACATTGGAATTACAGCTTCTGTTGAAACAGATAGATGCAATCCTGAGTGGGTAAGTTGTTGCAATAAGATGTCTTTAATCATTGTTCCTTCTTTGCATGCAAAAAGCAGTTTGTGCAATACTGGTAAAATTTTAACTCGTATCGAAGTAATTCCCGAAGCTTATTCAAACGCAATTCTTAATTTTAAAGAGACTAGAGTTGATGAATTAGATTTTTCTACTAGCTTTAATTTTTTAATTTTTGGACAAATAACTGGGAACAATCCAGAAAATGAAAGAAAGAACATCTTTTATACAGTTAAGTGGTTGTGCGAAGTTTTTTCCAAGGACCCGGACGCAGGCATCGTAATAAAGACAAATTCTGGTAGAAATACTTGTATTGATAGAAGATTAATGCAACAAACTTTCGAAGCCTTGATCAAGGAAGTAAGAAAAGGCCCATTCCCAAGAATTCATTTAATTCACGGAGACATGTCCGACGAAGAAATTAGCTCTTTGTACAGACATCCCAAGATTAAATGTCTAGTTTCTCTAACAAAGGGAGAAGGGTACGGATTACCAATTCTTGAAGCTGCAGCGTCAGGTCTTCCTGTCATGGCAACGAATTGGTCGGGTCACAAGGACTTTTTATCTCACGGAAAATTTATCGAAATCGACTACAAGCTTTCTGAAATTCATCCCTCTAGAGTCGACAACAGAATTTTTATGAAGGGGAGTAAGTGGGCAAATGTAATAGAAGACGACTTTAAGAAAAAAGTCATGAAGTTCAGATCAGCTTCGACCATTCCAAAGGAATGGGCAAAAGATCTAAGAGAAAAAATACAAAAGAAATATTCAATAGAAGCTGTAAAATCTTTATACGAAGAAGCTACAAGAGGCATGATGTAATGATAGAAATTGTTTCAGTATCATTTTTTTTGATTGCGTCATTTCTAGCCATAAGTCTAAAAAAGAACATAGAGCTTATGGAAAAGATAGACGAAATACAAGAAGCTCTTGAGAATTCTTTAGAAATACTCGAAATCCAATCCAAAAAGATCGAGCAAAAAGCTAAATTAGAGGTTTTTTCTGATGAACCCGTTGTGAGAAACTTAATAAAAGACATCATAGAATCAAAAAATGCTGTCGTACGAGTTGCAAAATTACTAGATGATTCTATGATTGAAGATTCAATAGAAGGCAAAGAAGAAGAATGAAAACAAGAATAGCAAAAAAAAGAAAGGAGAAAAAGATAGAGAAAGTCTCCGAAGAAATTAATAAAACTCCTGAGAAAAAGGAGACCAAAGAGGAAAAAGACAAACTCAAACTTTATTTCAACTCAGACACCCAAGATGCAATTGTAGCATATCAGTCAGAAAATTTAAAGAAAGAAAAAGACAAACTCTACGTAGAGAAGATACTACCAGCATTCAAGAAGTTAGTTGAAAATCTTATCAACATTCATAAGTTTACTGGGATGCATGACACATATGAAGAGCTTAAGAACGATTGTGTCAATTTTCTATTCGAGACTATCCACAAGTTTGATGCATCGAGAGGAACGAATGCTTTTTCCTACTTCAATGTCGTTGCCAAAAATTGGCTTATTATAAAGACGAAACAAAAGTCACAGAGAACAAAAAAGAGCGTAAGTCTAGATGATCCTCAGTCACTTACGACTCATGAATCTCTAATAATAGAGGAATACAATACTGTAGAAGCTCAGGATCTTTTCTTTGAATCTGGTGGTACAGTTGAAGGCACTATCGGCCTCCTGTACGAAATTAGGTCTAGAGTGAAAACAGAAAACGAGCTGACTTGTATTAATGCAATAATTACAATTTTTGAGAATATTGACGAGATTGACCTCTTGAATAAGAGTGCAGTTTTACTCTACATGAGAGAGCTTTCAGGTCTTTCTCCAAAGCAACTTACAACAGCAATGCAATCCATAAAGAGAAGGTATAAAAAGTCTAGAATCGACTTTAGAGATATCTGATCTAGGAGAAGTCAAATATGAAAAAAGACAAGACAATGACTTTAGACGAAAAAATCAAAGATTTTTCTGATCTATTGCAACAGCTGGACGGTGTAACTGATAAGAAAAAAAGACTCTGGAAAGAGATTTATGAAAATGCTGTAACTGATAGGCAGAATGCATACGTCTTGTTCACTACGCTCGTGGAAATGGTTCAAGACAAAAGCACTGAGCACGCCATTCATGGAAAAACAATGGCCACCTACATAGAGAGAATGAGTCGAGCAAATGATCAAATCATAAAGCTCGCAGAATTAGTTTCAAAATCTGAGCAAAAGCAAGAAGAAGAAATTGACGCGGAAGAAATGTTTAAAAAGATAGGATCTTGATTGAATGACTCTTAAATCTTCTACGAAGACAAAATTTTCTGACAATCTTCGACAAATAGCAGAAGGAAGTTTTGATTCTGACAATTACATACATTCTCCTCCTGCAGCCTCCACATTTGTCAGAATGATAGTTCTGGATGTCATCTCTGATCCTAATACGTCTCTAAAAAGCGAGAACAAAAAAACTGAGTGGCAATCTCTGGGCATCTCAAACATGAGATATGCAGATACTCTCCCTAGAAACACAATAATTGCAAAAAAAATTGGAGAAGACGTCAATCCCATGTTTGTCTTCCCATTTTTTCCTTCACACCTATCCATGCCTTGCAAGCCGGGAGAATGCATGTGGGTGATGTTTGAAAAGCCTGACGCCGTTCAATCTGACATGGCATTCTGGTTCTGCAGAGTGGTCGAACCTCACATATCAGACGATGTAAATCACACTCACATTGGAGCTAGTCTTGACGTTGGAAACTCTCTCACCATGCAGGAAAGAGCACAAAGAGAGAAATCGGGAGATCAAGACTCTCAAAAAATTAGAGAGCTGAGAAATGGACCAACAATAAAAGTTGCAGGAGAACGCCGAACTTCTATCGACAATCTTTTTCTTAAGGGTGAACCTGAAGACATCTTTGAAAAACTGATAACTCAATCAGACGCATCTAAGCTGATGTCTTATGCATCAATTCCAAGATTTAGAAAAAGACCTGGAGATGTGGTTCTAGAAGGAAGCAATAATTCTCTCGTGGTCTTGGGAACAGACCGTCAGGGGCCTATAGCGAAGACTAGATTTGATTCAGGAGCTATAGACATAGTTGCTGGTAGAGGGCAGACAAAGAAGACGTCTGGAAAAGAAACCTCGACCTTTAGCATCATAGGATCGGGCCCAGACAAAAGAGGAAAAGATTTAAAGGAGTTAAAGAAAGAGCTAGAAAAGAATATCGACGACCTCGTACCAGAAGAAGGAGACCCTGACTTTGATAATGACAGAAGTAGAATTTTAGTCTCTCAAAGAACCGAGGTCGATAAGAATTTTAAGCTATCTAGCTATAACAGCAAATTTTCAAAACCTGACTTGAAAGACTCAGACACAGGAGATGCAGCAATCATTATAAAGTCTGACAAAATTAGAATGATTGCGAGATCTGACGTGGAGATACTGGTTACAGGATTTGATTCTGGAGAATCTGTCGATAAAAAAGACATAAAAAATGAAAGCGGAGACACTAAGAGATGGTCTTCGATAGTCATTAAATCAAATGGAGATATCGTGTTTACACCTTCAGAAGAAGGTGTCATTAAGCTTGGCGGCGAGGAAGCAAATCTTGCTGTTCTTTGTGAAAAAGCAACCGTTGCAAAACCTGGTCTAGTAACATGTCCGGGAGGTATAACTGATACTATGGGTGGAAAACAAGGAATTTCTCCTGAGGGTGGGACAAGTCTCGGAACTTTTGCAAAGAAAGTTTTAATGAAGTAGTCTCTGGCAACAAAAACTACGTACTCTAAGTTAAATTGATCGATAGTTAAGCTGTATGGCAGCTTATAGCTTTAAAAGCGTTGGAAAGACAAGAGAGCAAATTGCAGAAGAAACTCCTGAGGTTTCTCGCATACCTTTTGGAATTAAGACACCGCTAGCGCTCGGAACTAGCGAGGGCATATTTGCTATGAACTATAGCTTGGCAGACCAATTTGCTGACAATCTAAAAAATCTTTTACTGACAAATTGGGGAGAAAGATTAGGACATTATGATTTTGGAGCAAATTTAAAGCCCTTGACTTCAGAATTTGTTTCTCAAGATTCTTTTGATACGGAAGCAATTGACAGAATAAGAAACGCAGTACAAAAGTGGATGCCTTTCATCGACCTAGAAGACTTTTCCTCTACAGTAGATAGAATTGAAAATAAAAATACGGCAATTATTAAGATTACAATCACATACAATATACCCGCACTTGAAGTGACAAAGAAATCTCTTCAAATAGTCTTGTATGTTATGTAACAGATATTTTATTACCTGATAGGACATGAAATGGCTATTGAAGATAACAAAACTGCTCTTAAATCGGTAAGGCAAAGAAATTACCTTGCGAGAGATTTTGATGGTTTTAGAGCTGTCTTGCTGGAGTATGCTAGACAATACTACCCTGATAGAATTCAAGATTTTTCTGAGTCTTCTCTTGGTGGTCTTTTCTTAGACATGGCCGCGTATATTGGCGACAACATGTCGTTTTATCTAGATCATTTGTACGGAGAGCTACATAACGACACAGTCGTAGAGACCGTAAATATAGAGCGCGCTCTCAGAAATGCAGGAGTCCCGATCGTAGGTGCATCTTCTGCGATAGCTACGATTGACTTTTATGTAGAGATACCGGTTCTGGGAGATGGATCATTAAACCCAGACCCAGTTCTTTTACCGACTATTAATGCAGGCACTACAATTCAATCTGAAAACGGCATAGAATTTTCACTGCTGGAAGACGTTCAGTTTTGGGATGTCAATCCTGTTACAGGAGAGATTTCTGTTTCGAGTACTGTAGAAATTATCAACGGAAGAAGAATAACCGGAGAAGTTGTAACAAAAATTCTAAAAAAGTCGGGTCTGTGTACGTCCGGTGTTCAGACTACCGACACATTCACGATAGGAAATTTCGTACAATTCAGAAGATTATCTCTCAATAATTCTAATGTAACACAGATAATATCTGTGACAGATGCTCTTGGCAACACATATTATGAAGTTGAAAATTTAACACACGATGTTGTTTACAAAAATGTTCTTAACAATACGACCAACGCAAACGCACTGGGACTTGTCAAGGACAATCTTAAGGTTATTCCTGCTCCGTATAGATTTGTTAAAGAAGTGTCTTTGAGAGACAGAAAAGCAACTCTTGTTTTTGGTGGAGGCACAGCGGATAATTTAGAAGACGACGTAATACCAGATCCCTCAGAATTTTCTATACCGTTGCCTTACTCACAAGTTTTTTCAAGAGTTCCTGTAAATCCCCAGAAAATGTTACAAACTTCAACTCTTGGAGTTGCTGCATCAAATACAACCCTGTCTGTAACTTACAGATATGGAGGCGGACTATCACATAACGTCCCGGCAAATACAATTAGAAGTATTACTAATATTTTAGTTTCTTTTCCTTCAAACCCTTCACCTGGTCAGCAAGCACAGATCAGAAGCACAATAGAAGCAACCAATCCACTCCCTGCCTCTGGTGGTGAAGATGCTCCAACTGCAGAAGAACTCCTAGCTTTAGTTCCAACCATCAGAAATTCTCAAGAGAGAATAGTAACTAAAGAAGATCTCTTGTCAAGAGTATACACGATGCCAAGCAATCTTGGAAGAGTCTTTAGGGCATCAATAGTAAAGAACCCAGACAATCCCTTGGCTTCTCGCCTCTTTATAATATCAAGAAATACAGAAAATCAATTGATAACTTCTCCTGACGAACTAAAGATAAATCTAAAGAGATATCTTAGTTCATATAGAATGATATCGGATGCAATCGATGTAATGGATGCTGGTGTAATAAACCTTGAGATTTTCTTTCAAATAGTAGTAGATCCTTCACTTAACAAACAGCTAGTTTTACAGAGCATAATAGCAGATCTTAAGTCCCAATTCTCAATAACTAATTTTCACATAGGACAGCCAATCGTTATATCAGATATCATCTCGACAATTTTTTCAAAAAAGGGAGTTATCTCTGTAGATTCAATAAAAATTAACAATCTTTACGGAAACGTAAAGAACAGGCAATATTCTCCCGTGATATTCGATGTACAGTTGAACACTAAGAATCAGATCGTTTATCCCCCGGAAGGTGCAATTTTTGAAATTAAGTACCCAGACATCAATATCGTGGGTAAATGCGTCACTAACCTTTGATAGGAAAAGATATGTTTAAAATAGTCAAAGCAGACAAAGACGCCTACATTACAAACAAGGTAGTTAGAGGAGAAAGAAAGAACAACTCAAACACCGGAGGGGCAGGAACTCTTGACCTGTTTAAACTTTACGGATCTACTTTTTCAGGATCTTCTCCAAACACAGAAATTTCAAGAATTCTGATTCACTTTGATCTTTCTTCTATAAAGTCTCTTGTGAAACAAGGTAAGCTGGATGTAAGTGACTCCAGCTTTTGGTGCAAAGTACACTTAAGCGATGTCTACGGTGGACAGACAACTCCCAGCAATTTTGATGTCAGTGTTTTTCCTTTATCTTCGTCATTTGACGAAGGAGTAGGAAAAGACATATCTTATTTCTCTGATTACGATGCCTGCAACTGGATTACTGCTTCGTTAGGAAATAGTTGGTATTTACCGGGATGCAATCTTTCGGTTGACGCGACTAGCGCAGGAGACTACATAACTAGTTCAGTAAGCATACCAAACACAGAAGTCACACAAAGATTTCAGAGCGGTGAAGAAGAGCTTCTAGTAGATGTGACAAAGATAATGTCTGCCACGCTTACCGGGGAGCTTCCGGATAGTGGTCTCAGAATAAGTTTTAAAAATTCAATTGAAGACAATAATCAAACTTATTTCGTAAAAAGATTTGCCTCAAGGACAGCATATAGCGAATTAAAAAGACCGAGACTGACGATCGGATTTGACGATTCAATCTCAGATGATTCACAAAATCTAACTTTTGATACAAACTGCAATCTCAATCTTTACAACTACGCTGCAGGATCTCTGAGCAACATCCTTTCAGGCAGTTCTTTGTCAGAAGTAACTGGGAGCAATTGTGTTGTACTCAGTCTTCTTACAGAAGTTTCAGGAGGATTTTATAAAACTCAGTTTTCTGGTTCTCAATTTTCTTTGGGTTCGACGTACTTGACAGGAACATATTCCTCTGTCGTGAACCTCTCTTCAAACGACCCCGTTATAAAAACAAAGATATTACAGTCTGGATCCGTAGATTTCACCCCGGTCTGGTCTTCTATTGACGGAACAGTCGATTACTTGACAGGAAGCACTCTTACTTTTTCGTCTCCGCATCGTAACTCTACTAGAAGCATAAAGAACTATACTGTCACCATCACAGATATCAAAGATTCGTACTTTGACAACGAAGAACAGACGGTGAGAGTCAACATATTTGATGCATCCCACCCAGGAATTAAGATTTCTAAGCTCCCAGTAGAGTCTCCACGTGCTGTAATAAGAAATGTTTTTTACCAAATAAGAGACGCTGTATCGGGAAATACAATAGTCCCGTTTGATGAAGAGAAAAATTCAACAAGAATCTCGAGCGATTCAAGCGGTATGTTTTTTAATCTTGACGCTTCAAATTTGTCTCCTGGTCGAACTTATGTCATAGATGTTCTAATATCTCACAATGGGATCAAAAAGCTGTTTCGAGACGTCTCCCCGATTTTTAAAATCGAAAGATCTTTTTATGCATCTTGAAAGGAGAAATAAATGACAACTAGATCCAACTCTCCTTTTGTACCTTCTTTCATAAAAAGCTCAATTAGGGACACCAGGCCCATACAGCTAAGCTACTCAGACTTTAATCTTTCGGACTCTAACAGCGAAAGTGAAAATTCTTTTAAATACGATCCACTAGACTATCCATTAAAAAGCACACAGCAGATAAATCTAGACTGGTCGAAGTTTGAAAATCATACATTTTTCTCTTCGGCAGAGGTCAAAGTTAACGAAGCATTCAATAGAATCATTAATGGTTATCCCTTTGATGGAACAAAAAAAGAAGTAGAAGAATTTTTAGATTCTCTTACGGGATATGAGAAGTGGGTATTTGATTCTTTTCCTACGTGGTCGGGAGCTCTTCACTTTTCTGGCACGCAAGTAGGAGAAATTCCTTCATCTAACAGCGGCAACTGGATATCTGTCAAGGATAAATCTGGAACGTTGTATCCCGACCTCGCAAAGAACAAGAAGGGAGAGCCCGTATTAAATCCCGGGGATGGTGATTCTCTTTCTTTGGAGATTTTACTATTTTTACCAACAATTACGAATGACACACAGATTGTAATTCAAAAAACATCGTCACTGATAGATGGTTTTACTTTTTACCTAGAGCCCTCTTCATCGACAGAATACACAAATGCTGTATTCTGCGTTGCTTCCGGATCTGTAAGAAATAATGTTACTGCAACACTAGCAAAAGGCAAATACAATCATCTATGCTTAATTCTTAACAAACAAGACACAAGGGAAGATGTCCTACAGTTCTATGTAAACGAAACTCTTGCCTCACAAAGTTTCAATTCTTTAAGAATTAAAAAGTTAAACATAGACAATTCAAACTTCTTGATAGGGTCAGGCAGCTCCTTCTATTCAGGTGATACACTTGTTAGTCCAACTCAAACTCTAAGCGGAACGATGGATGAACTAAGAGTTTTTCACTCTGTCAGAGATGAAAAAACTCAAAAACTCTTCTCTTCGATGGGTCTATACTCGACCCCTGATTTGAAGCTATATTATAGATTTAATGAACCCTCCGGTTCTCTTTCTTTGAATGGAAATTCTTCAATTGATTCAATTGTCCTTGACAGTTCTGGTAATTCTTTGCATGCAAATGTGAATAATTTCAATAGCGATCTTAGAATTAATGCATCTGACCAAGAAGGTAACCTGCTTGTCAATGAAAGAAGCGACTTTCAAAAAATATTATTTCCTGCTTACTCTGAGATTTTAAATCTAAACGCAAGCTTGCTCTTGTCAGCAAGCAACTTCGACAGAAATAATCCCAACAATATTATTAAATTAATCCCGCAGCACTATCTTCTCGAGGGTGCTTCTCAGGATGGATTTAACACGATCGAAGGAGAAGGAGGTAGTCCTTACGGAGGAGAAGGGATACCGGGTCAAGGAAAGAGAGGCTCTGTACAGATAATTCTGTCTTTTCTTTACATTTGGGCAAAATTCTTTGATGAGATTAAAACTTACATAGACGCTTTTGTGACTCTCAAGACGGTAAGCTACAACGACGAAGAGAGCATACCAGACAACTTTCTAGAAGACATGATTAGACACTATGGCTTCTATCTTCCTAAGTTCTTTAACAATTCTACAGTTGAACAATTTGCTGAGGGTCAGGCAATAGAGGGTTTAACAAATTTTGAAACTCCGCTAAAGAAGATACAATCAATTTTAACACGAAGAGTGCTAATAAACATGCCTGACATCATCAGGTCAAAAGGTACTCAACACAGCATAAGATCTTTCTTGAGATCGATTGGAATAGATCCTGATAACAGCATTAGAATAAGAGAATACGGTGGATCATCCATAAAGCAGCTGTCTTCATCAAGAGAAAAGAGGATAGAGTCGCTTGCGATGGTCGATTTTCTAACTTCTTCCCTCGTAGTTACTTACCCGCTATCGTCTTCTAGAGTTGAACCTGGGTTCCCTTTACCGAGAGGTAATTTTTATAAAAATGATCTTGGCGTCAATCTAGGAACTGACTATCAATGGGACGGTCTATTGACGTCGGGCTCTTGGAACATGGAGGCAATATTCAAAATTCCTCCCCAAAAATTATCTCAAGCGACAAGCGCAGAAGGTCAATCTATCTTTAGGATATTTGTAACGGGCAGCAATGTTACGTCAGGTCCTGGTCTTATTGCAAACGTTGTAGCCGTACAGAACAAAGAATATCCAAAGCAGCCTGCATCCATCAAGGCATTCTTGAGACCTGGCATGTCGTCTAATTCTCCCGTGCTTTCTCTCAACATTGACATGAGAGGAAAAGGAATATTTGACGGAGACGTCTGGAATGTGTCGCTCGGATGTAAAAGAAACGACGAAATAGAATCAGACGTTTCTTCTTCTTACTATCTCAGGGTTGGAAAGTGTGAATCAGGAGAGCTTTCAGATGCTTATGTTACCGCATCATACTTTCAAGAAGACCCAGCTAACGCTGGGAATATTTTTAGAACTGGATCGATACAGTACAATTCTTCGGGCTCCTTTATATCGATTGGATCTAATCAGACAATTCCCGAAGGAATTGGATACCTGTTCTTGAATGACACGCTAAACGTCGACGACGTTGCAAGAACGACAGAATTCGTAGGCAGAGCTGGTAATCTTAGATTTTGGACAAAATCTATGACTGCGGAAGAGTGGAAAGAGCACGTAAGAAATCCGAAGTCTGTTGGTGTCAACAATCCCTTAGTAAACTACAATTTTATCAATAAAGCTTCAGGATCTTTCCAGAAGTTACGTCTGGACACGCTTCAAAAGCAACCTCAAAAAAACTCAGACAATCTAGGAAATATACAGTTTCTTGATTTTAGCAAGAATAATTTGGAAGCTACAGGCAGTGGTTTCTCACCTGGAGAAAAGGTTCTCTCTGGAGAGATATTCAACTATTCATATCTTTCTCCGTTCTTTGATGAAGCCGCAACTGACGACAAGATTAGAATCAGAAGTTTTGAGAGCAACGATCTAATAGAAGAGAATCCCTGGGCAATACCGGCGCCCAGCTTCTTAAGTAACGAGAGATTCTTACAAGAGGAGCCCGTTGACGACTTAAGGCTATCCATCGAATTTTCAATGGTAGACTCTCTAGACAAAGACATAATCTCCATGTTCTCGTCATTTGACGCTTTGAATAATGCGCTAGGCGCACCAGAGCTGATGTTCTCACCAGACTACCCAGACCTTGAGAGACTGAGAGACGTCTATTTCAACAGACTCTCAGGAAAACCAGATTTTAGAAAGTTTCTCGAGTTTTATCGATGGTTTGATGTATCGATGTCGTCTTTCATCGAACAGCTCATACCAAGCAAAACTCTTTACAAGGGAACCAATTTTGTAGTTGAGTCTCACGTTCTTGAAAGGCACAAGAACACGTACAGACACAGCGACAATTACCTCGGAGATAGGCAGGTAATAGAAGACAGCTTATTGGTTCAACAAATTGTCGGAAAGCTAAAGAAGTACTAGGCCATGAGTCAGCAACCAAAAAAGATAGACTTTATCAATATTGACTGTGAAAGTAATTACTTTAACACGAGAGAACAGATAGAGATAAGACGAAATCGAAGCTTCCTAGAAACCACGTCTCCGTCAAGAATTTCTGGGTCAAATGCAGTTTCGGGTCTAATGTCCAGAAAGAGGATAGTTAAAGATGACCTGGAGTACGGCCACAGCCTTTACTTGACAAGCTCGACTGTCACAGATGCGAGCGGTAATGATAGAAAAATTCTAGCATCTTCAAATGACTATCTGATATCTGGGAGCATAGACTCCTACAAGAACGGAATAGAAATAACGCAGGAGAAGCACTGGACGGCTGGTGTTGCCAAGATAACTGCCGGAACACCGGGTCACTTGTACGATTCTCAGAGATATGGATACACAGATTTTGACATACTGTCTCCTGACGTCTACTACGAGGTAGAGACTTTCAATCCTGTCACTTTTGTTGAAATCGGAGGTAGTTCAAATAACATAGTCTACCCCATAGTCACCTCCAACAGCAATCAAGAAGAAAATCTCGTCTTAAACGGAATCATAGAGCCTTTCCCGATAAGACCTGTAATTTCAAATTCTTCAATTAATTTCCCATTCGAGCCGCACGCGACCCGCGGAGAGTTCGGAAATGGAAACACCACAATTCTTCTGTACTCAGATCAAGTGTTGTCGGTCGACTACTTCGAACCATCAAGGACAAATAAGTCGCCCTATTTCGATGCAGTAGATCTGATCGGAATGCCAGATGAAAACGGGGGCGGCGTGATTGTTGGTCCTTCGCTAGGATATGCTTCAACTGGAGAGAACGGCATCTCATTCTTTGAGGATGCTCGCTATACGAGGGGAGAAAAACCGAATTCTTCCTACACGGAAGACTTGATATCTGCTCTTGAAGATCTTCCGCCCGGTGGAACCACTTACGTAACATCGAAGGAAAGATCTGCAACTTGTGGATTTACCTATGATCAGGCTGTAAAAGGGACGGATTCAATTGCATACGGCGGATACTTGAGAAGTGAGTCTAAAAAACAAAACAGATCAATTATAAAAGCTAGGGATGAAAGATCTTTTCTCTCGAGCGGCGCAACATTTAACGACTTATCTACCGTGAGTTTTATTGCGCAGAGCGTAGAATATCCCTCAATGATTCCGTCGTCTTTTCTTTCTTCTTCTATAACAGCTTTGTCAAGTTCTGCATCTGAAATATGCCGTGGAGGCGGGATAAGAGTTCAAAGAACTACGAAACCTGGATTATTTGATTCCGCATTAAATGACAGCATAATTCTTACTGAAAGAGACGTTAATCCATGAAGCCTTTTTCTGAATATGCAAGATTTGAGCAAGGTAATTTAAATGATTCCTTTTATGCAACGGGGTCTGCCGGACCAATTGGTGAAACACCAGGCAGCTTTTCTCGCTCTCTTTTAAGCAAAGAGCAGATCAAGATGTCATTTAATATAGCAGCAAAGACTTCAATGCTGCCTAGCAGTTGCAGCATTTATTACTTTAACAAGACATTAAAATCTTGGAACATACCGGCACGCAGCACAGGAGATCACGTCGGCCCTTTTAATAGATTTGCAATAAATACTCAATGGAGTCCAGCTTCTGGGACATTAGGAGATGGTTATACAGTAGGCTCTCTTATTATTGAAGACGCAAAGGGATTTGATTGTTACGGTCATCCTGTAATGTCAGGAAGTCTTGACATATACAGACAAGTCACAGAAGCTGATGCTGGTGGACTGGGCCGCTCAAACTCAACGTCTCGCTATGTTGGATCACAAATAATTGGAAATAAGATACGTGACGCGCAAGGGCGGCGCGGCGCGAGCGTAATTGATGCATTGCTCGAAGATTTCCCAAAGTCAGTTCAAAGATCTGAAATTTATGATGCTTCTAGTGATGAGACTTTTGAACTTGACATAGACAGACCGTTCTTATTGGAAAAAGCGGTATTTGAAATACCTTTTTGTTTGGGAGAATCCTGGTTCCAGGATAGGACTGTTACGTCTTTGGCGACCGCAACTGGGACTTACTTGCCAACCAATACTCAAATAAAACAGAATTTGTATATTGATTCGGGAGGACCTGCTTTAACGCTCTCGCTCTTTTGCCAAAAAAAATACGGTCAAAGCAACATAAGAGACTTAGTTGCCAAAGGGACCATAACACACTTACAAGATTCAAAGTTGACCGCAATAGCAAGGAGGCTTCCTCCGGAATCTGCAGAAAGAGGAGCTTATGCAGTCGTCGTCGAGCCCTACGGGCTAAGAAGCCCAAATGCCACTATTTATCAACCTTCTGCAAATTCAGCTTTTACAGGATCTATAACTGTAAAAACTGTAGCCAACATATCAAATGGCGTAAACGGACTCTCTCTTGCCGTGTGGTATATGACTTCAAGCATTCCAAATGCAGCAGTTGATGCTTATAAGCAGCCACAGTTTGGGCGTGAAGTTTATTATTATCGTGAGATAATGGATAAGTATAGAAAGATCGTTTGGGAACCTGAATATTTTGGAAATAAAACTTTTTCGCTCTCAACTTTTGCTCAAAGTCAGCTTTCTATCGTTTCTTCTATAGATCCGTTTGGCAGAGGAATGACAGGATTTGCTCCCAGCGGAGGGTCTATATTCGGAGGAGAATACACATCCAGTCAGGCTTTTAGCAAAACAGGAGACCCGACTATTTTAAACCCTTATTACTCAGAAAATTCTACTGAGGTTGATAGATCAACAGCTTACGGTAACTTAAAAGAATTTTTCTCTCAGCTTGACATCGATATTCAAAGCTATGTTCCCAATTATAACGGTGTGCCTGTAGACCTGCCATACTCCACCACGTTCACGCCCCAAGCTTGGATTTACAATGTATACCCATCTGAAGTATTTTCATCAAGTAAAGACGCTCCCTATCTCTTAAATCCTGGAGATAAGTTAGTTTTGGCAATATCAAAAACAAGACCTGCTGTATCAGCAAGTGGTCACAATATTAACAGCGCTGCAGACGCAAACACAGGAAATAATGTTTTAACAAAATTGATTCCGCTAGTAGGCTCAGTTACAGGTCATGATGTGACTTTGAATACTGGTAGTATTAATATGACTTTCTACGGATCATATGTAAGAGCAGGAAACAGCTACATACCATGAGTTATGAAAAAGTCTACACAGATGTCGTCAAAGACGTAATAGGAAATGATCCCGTCTTAGATCAGTTTGACACTTATTACGAAGCATCCTTTTACGGAACGATGCAGGACGACTTCGTCACAGGCACAATAGTGTCAGAAGTTGTATCCGATTATACGAGATCTAAGTCAGAGAAAAAAGACAGAATCTTCGTCACTGGGTCTAGGGGACGACTTTTTAGCAAATACTACGCAGAATCTTTTCCCGCGCTTGATTCAACGTACGGATCAGACGCCGTGAGAAGTATTCCAAGACTTTCTTATAGGTTGGTCCCCTGGCATGAAAAGACTTCGACTACGTCGTACAGAATCAATCAACACTTCGATCCAAGTGAAAGATACTACGATTCTTGTCTGCCCAACATACCGGAATGTCTAGGGGCAGAAGGCTCTAGAGTGTGGACTAGCCAAAATTCGGAGCACACAGTCTTGTCTCCGTACGGCACCACCGTGACGGGCAGCGGAGGATATTTAATATTTAACTCACTTGTTCAAGACAGATCGGGCGAGGGATACGACACTGACCCGACCGTCAACAACAGCTGGACGTGGTCGTTCCCGTTCGAAGGGAAATATAATCCCGAAAAGAGATTTGTAGGATTTGACAAAACTCTCGGATTGAGATCAACTCTTTCTGCAAGATTGCCTGTTTACGACAAGCGAGAGAGAGAATTTAAAAGCTTTGACTCTGGTTCAATTGAAACAGACGCGACACCCGTAGATCTTGTAGAATTTAACAAGACGTTAAAAATAGACAATTTCTTTCCGTTGCTTCCCGGGTACAACGAAAACGCGAGAAATTCACTAAGAATAAAGTCAAATATTGAAGGATCTCTAGGCACTGGCAAGATAAGACCGGGCTGGTACGGACCAGAAACTGGAGAAGAATGGAATTACAAGAGAATAGCCGACACGTCTTACGGCTATTCTCTTTTAGTGCCCGGAGATGTCAATCTTTCGAAATTTTCTGACAGAGATTTTCTTTCAACATATGCTAATGCAGAAGCCGGTTCGATGCTGTTGACACAGTCAATGGGTACCGACGACATCATAAAATTTTTGTTTGGATTTGGAGACGTTAACAATATAACGTACGGAAAGAGAACCTTCGATCCTACGAAATTTATTTTGTCATACAAGCTAGACCTAGAAACCATACCAGACGGAACTCCTGCAGATCAAATACCGAGCTATGAAGAAGAAGGACTTAAAGTAAGCTGGTCTGCAAGCAACGTTTCAGATCCTGATTGGTCATTTCCATGGGTGGTGACAAGCTATAAAACCGCAGACTATCCTTATCAAGGCGATCTATACAATATTGTAAGTGGAACAACCTCCACAAAGGGAATAGCATGGAGAAAGCAAGAAGGAGGAAATAAGATTCTTCTGTCGAATACTTTGACAGATTACGGCGGTCTAATGAGCTCAGAAGACAATAAGTCACCAGTCATTGTTGACATAACTTCTTCTTATCCGTGGAATTTTAGCTATGACAGAGCCATTGCAGGAAGATATAATTACGGTTCATTGACGTGCTATTTTGGTGCCTATCCTGGAAATCCTTCGGGTGATGTTATAATTGGAACAAATTATGGCCCTGATAGAACTTTTGATCATGTTTCGGGATCGTCATCTACATTAAATACATTTGTCACAATGTCAAATTATAACTTTAAGGAGAGCTATTATCCTGGTTTTGAATATGGGTCGCCTGGGTACGGATTGTCTTACCCGCCTGATAATCTGGGAGATTATCTTCTTGATCCCGGCGAATATAGATTTATATTTTTATATACTCTTGCGCTACCAAATGATCCTCCTCTCGCAACATCAGACCCTCAAGCTGCTGCAATTGATAACTTCAAGATCTTCACATACAGAGAAGAATCGTTTCCTGTCGTAGATAACAGCAGAATAGGTGGCAATAATTACCCGAAATTTAAAGGGTATAGAACAGACGACAGATTAAATCCAATTCTTTCTGGTACGTCAGCGTTCAACACTGAGTACCTCGTGTCTGGTTCAGCGGCCACCTCAAAATCAATAGTATTTGGAATATCGCCTGAAATCAGAGGATGGAAGTACGGTCTATTCAGCGGCCTCCCCGTAAACTCAAAGGTGATATTCAGGAGAGACAAGTTCGGACAATTCAGAGACATGCTCGAGCAACGTCCTTATACGAAGTTTATAAACGTAAATTCGTCCGTCGTGGACGACGACGCCATGACGAACGATAACTTCAACAATCAGACAGATTCAAAGTTGACGATACTAAAAGAGATAACACAGATAGGACCTCCTGCCGCGGAGGTCAATTTCATACGCCAGCGCTACAAGAAAGACGACAGAGGGATTGGTTATATATACAACGAGAAGGTGAACCCCGCAAGAACCTACTCACAGAACCTCAGCCCAGAAGTGACCTCTTCCCTTCCGTACTTCGATGGAGAAGCAAAGTTGAGGCAGGAATCTGATTTGAGATTAATTACTGATGCAACCCTCACCTCGCTTCAGTTCGATCCGAGTGGGCTTACGGTAACTTGAAATGGCGATCAACAAAAAACCAAACGATGTAATCGTTTTTGTTTCTGAGAACGGCGGTGTGAAGCGTACCGTACTCACCACCGATGTGCAGATTGGTACACCTGTGGATGAATCGGAGTTGCAGGTAACAGGAGATCTGATACTCCGCACTCGTCCCGTCTCGATCGCACCGGGTGCCACGCACTCGATCGGGCGTGCATCCACGATACTAGATGTAACGATCAAACCAGGAAACGGATCCGTAACGATCTCACTTCCAGCCTCACCTCGTGAAGGAACCCTGTATTACATCAAAGATTCAGCAGGCAGGTGTTCTACGAACAACATCATGCTTCAATCATCGAAGAGCGGAGTTTTAATTGATGGATCGACAACAAAAGTTCTATCTAACAATTATGATGCAGTAGGAATCACCTGGTCTGGAGGCAGGTGGATAACTCTCTCAACAACAGGTGGTGGAGGTGGAGCTGCAGGCGCCACGGGTGCAACGGGGTCAGCCGGGCCTGCAGGACCAGCTGGAGCATCCGGAACCCCAGGATCTGCAGGTCCTACAGGCGCCACGGGACCAACTGGTGCAACCGGTCCGGTGGGTGCTACCGGAGCCACCGGACCCATCGCAGGATCTGATACTCAGGTAATATTCAACGATGGGGGAGCTCCTGCTGGATCTTCTCTCCTCACCTTCAATAAACTCACTGGTGCCCTCACAGCATCCACCTTCAGGGCAACCAACGGCTTCTCAGGATCTCTCACACGCCTCGCGGACGGCACTTCCTATCTCATTGCCGGCAACAACATCGGCATATCCTCGGCATCGAACGGATCCGTAACAATCTCCACGAACGCAACTGCGAACTCCGATTTCTTCTTCTCCACCACCGCCGGCTCCATCTACACCACGGGCTCCGCCGCATTCATAGGAAATCAAGTGGGAATCGATTCTCCTTTCGATGTGGGTGCGAGCGTGAACTTCTACGTTTCAGGAACGCGAACCTCCACGGGAGCCGATGATCCCTCGATAGTTTTCGGTGGAGATACGTTCATCTCCGGTGCCTTCGGGGTATCCGATTACATCCAGATGAAGCCGGTTGGTAACCTCAGGATACCCACGAACACATCGGCATCGTACATCTACACATCGGGCTCCACCAACGATCTCTACTACACCCAGTACCAACCCGGCACGGGATTCACCAACACCGTTAGAATGAGGTGGTTTGAAGGTTCCCTCTCCACGGGCCTCCTGCACGGTGGTGTTCTCTCCACTGCGAACGGTTCCACTTCATTCTCAATCACTTCGGGCAGCGGCCTCGTGGTGGATTACAACGCCTCCACCACATCCGATCCCTACCCAACGGTTCACTACGTTTCGTGGCCGGCCTTCGTGAGCCAATCCCTCACATACAGTGGATCCGCCCAGATCACGTACATCGGCATCAACTCATCGGGCGGCCTGATACAACAGTTCACCCCCTTCGCCAACAACGATTTCGCGGATATCATATCGATCGGCCGCGTGCTTCACCAATCGGGCTCTGTAACGAACGGCACGATCACCGCTCCTACCGTTGCATACGGGCTCAACCAATCGAACGAGCAGTTCAACAGGGCGTTCGGGCCACTGAAGGTGAGCGGGCACCTCCTGGAGAACAGCGGTTCCAACCTATCACTCTCTAAAACTTCAGGAACTTCATACGTTGCGGGTAGGAACTACACTGCAAATCCTGATTCCCCCAACCTCATTCTCTCGAGCACGGATACTGCTCCCACCGCCTCGAAGATATTCAGGGAGTACGTGAGCGGATCCACACCGGTGATCGATAACGGCATCGCCAATGCAGGTTACCCAACGATAGATCCCACGTTGTACAACAACGGAGGAACCCTCGCGGCAGTTTCAGGCGGCCAGTTCTCGATACAACGCGTGTACTGGTTTCCCAACTCTGTGAACAAGGCGTTCTTCGTTTACTACGGATCCGCCACATACGCAACGCTCGATCTCGCAGAGGCGGCCATCAACGCAGAGGCCTTCACAGAGGGTGCCAACACGCTCGATGCAGCCATCTACCTCGGGGCAGTAATAGTTCGAGGAAATGCAACGGATCTATCAAATACATCTCAGGCCCGATTCGTGCGCGGTGGGCTCTTCAGGGGTGCAGATTCCTCAGGTGGAGGCGGAGGTGGAAGCATCGCAACCGTGCCGGGTGGGCTGGATACCTACGTGCAGTTCAACGATGGTGGATCCACATTCGGAGGAGATGCCGGCCTAACATTCGACAAGATCAACCACATCCTGCGGATTGGAGATGGAACTATATCTGCAAAGCTAATAACTGCAGGTGCCACGTTCGATCTCGTAAACACCTCGGCAACCACGGTGAACTTCGCGGGGGCTGCAACTTCCATCAACATCGGAACCGCGCTGGGCACGAACATCATCTCCGGGGCGATCAAGGCTCCGCAGGGTTTGAGCGGCTCCCTCACGAAGCTCACTGATGGCACCTCGTACCTCGTGGCCGGAACGAACATCGGCATATCCACAGGATCGAACGGTTCCGTAACGATAAGCAATACCGCACCGATCTTCTACCAGTGGAACGAGCTCTCGCCCTCGCCTCGGCTCAACACAACTGCATCTGTTTCCATCGCAGGCGGCCTCGGATCATCGCACGCGGCACAGAGCATTGGAACTGATGTTTACTTCTTCGTTTCGGGATCCTCGGGATCGAGCTCCGGAGTTTCTGCCTTCGGTGGAGATGCAGTGGTATCTGGAACCCTCCAGGTTTCAACGATATCGAACCCTTCCATCGCATCAACGGTAACATCTCTCGCTCTCAGCGGTTCCACGAGGGGCACCACCGCAACCGGTAGAGGAATCTCTCTCGTTGCTGCAACAGGAACAACAACGATAGGTGGCGGCCCAATCTCAATCTCTGCGGGCACTTCAGGTGGATCATCATCGCCCGGAGGCTCCGTAACCATCGCAGGCGGATCCACCACAACTTCTGCAACGGCCGGCAGCATCACGCTCTCGGCGGGAGATACAACATCAACCGTTGGATCTGCAACTGCAGGCAACATCATCCTCAACGCAGGATCCTTGCCCTCTGCCGGCACGGGCACTGCAGGGCGAATAGAGCTCACCTCAGGAGCCGCGAACTCCGCAACTACCCCGGGCAACATCATCCTCACCGCACAGAAATCGAAGGTGGTGGTGCGGCAATCGATGGCAACCGTACCGGCTGGAACGAATGTGTTCCTCTACGTAACGGGCACCATCGGCGGCACAGATCGCTCACTTTTTGCAGGCGATACATACGTTAGCGGAACTCTCTTCGGGGCTTCCGGGCTCTCAGGCTCTCTCACGCGGTTGATCGATGGAACCTCCTACCTCATAGCAGGCACCAACATCACGATCGCAACGGGCTCCAACGGATCTGTTAACATATCATCGCCCAACACGATCACGGGAAGTGGCACCGCCAACTACGTTCCGAAGTTCACCAGCGAGAGGGCACTCGCAAACTCCATCATTTACGATGATGGAACGAATGTTGGCATCGGAACGAGTGCGCTCGATGCTCGGCTCGTTGTTGCAGGTTCCTCAG